CCGAAGGACAGGCAGAAACGCTTTTTGGTCGAACTGTATCCCGTTTAACATCAGAACGTGCTACTGAAATACTTGGCGATCCAGAGATTGACGATATTGCTGCTCGTATTGGTGGAGTTACCAGGCAAATTAAACTTAAAAAATCTGGGTCTACTATTACAATGATGACAGCTAACCCTCGTGCAAAAATTGAATCTAAGTCATTTCATCTTGTAGTTATTGATGAGTGCCAGGAAGCAGATGACTTTATTGTTGCAAAGTCAATCTCTCCTATGATGGCGTACTATGCCGGAACAATGGTTAAAACCGGTACACCAACAATTACTAAAAATAATTTTTACAAATCAATTCAGTTAAACAAACGACGTCAAACCGACAGAGGAAGACGTCAAAACCATTATCAGTGGGACTGGAGAGACGTAGCAAAGATTAATGACAATTATTCAAAGTTTATTAAGAAAGAGATGCTTCGCATCGGAGAGGACTCTGATGAGTTCCAGATGTCGTATAACTGCAAATGGCTTATTGAACGAGGAATGTTTGTTACATCTTCCATTATGGATGACCTTTGTGACACCTCCCAAGAACTTGTCAAGGTCTGGCACAAAACCCCAGTTGTCGTCGGAATCGATCCTGCTAGAAAAATGGACTCCACTATTGTCACTATTGTCTGGGTTGACTGGGACCGCCCGGATGAGTTTGGCTATTTTGACCATAGAGTACTTAACTGGTTGGAACTACAAGGAGATGACTGGGAAGAGCAATATTTCCAAATTGTCAACTTCCTCAGCAACTACGACGTCCTTGCAGTAGGTATTGACGCTAACGGTGTTGGTGACGCAGTTGCGCAACGTCTAGCACTTCTTTTGCCACGAGCCCAGGTAATCCCTCTAACCTCTAGCCAAAGTGAGCAAAGTGCCCGTTTTAAGCACCTTCAAGCCCTAATCCAAAGGCAAGCAATAACATTTCCTGGTCATGCTAAAACCAAGCGTTTACGTGTTTGGAAGCGGTTTTACCAGCAAATGACCGATGCTGAAATTCAGTACAAAGGTCCAAATTTTCTTGTAGCTGCTCCGCAAGAAAATTACGCTCACGATGACTATGTGGACTCACTTGCGATAGCATGTTCTTTAACAAGAGAACTTGTGATGCCTGAGGTATCAGTAAGTACTAGTCCATTCTTTTAAAAAGTTTGAGTTAGCCAACATAAAACAGATATTACCCCTCAAACTTGGTATTGGAAATACTCGAGTTTTCCATCTATATTTATTAAGGAGTTCCCATGGCCATCGGTCCAACACCAATGTTCCCTGAACGTGCACCACAGGCTTACGAGCGTAAGCTAACCGGCAACGAAGAGCGTCGTGGCCCACTTCGTTTTGAAGAAGGTATCGCTACTGACACTGACGTTCCAAACGACTTCCAGGTAGGCATTATGAACGGCTTCTCAGCTGCTCCTGGCCGCCCAAACCGCAACGCACCAGTATGGCAGAAGCCAGCTGCGCAGACCCTATCAGAGCGTGCTCACGTAGGTTCAGCAGCTTGGGTAGAAGCACCGACTTTCCTTGGTGAGTTTGCCCACGGTTCGTTCACCGACTACGCAGAGCAGAAGATCGAAGTAAAGGCTGTTTCAGGCGGCCGTACTCAGCGTCTTAACCCAACCGTAGTTAACGACTAATTACTATCCGAGGAGTTCCCCGCTGAAAGGCGGGGTACTTTCGGTATAAGGAGTCCCGGTGGCACAAGTACCTATGAATCAAAAGCTTTGGGCACTTATTGTCTCTCAAGCCAAAGCTAAATACTCAAACTATCCAAACCCAGGAGCATCGCACTGGGTTCATCAGCAGTACCTTAAAAATGGTGGAAAGTTTGAAGAGACATCAGAACAAACCCGTAGAAAAAAGATCCTAGCTCGTCAATTTGAGGCTAAGCGTCACGCAAAAATGGCTAAACTAAAAGAGCAAAGATCTACAGATAAGAAAAAGGATCACAAGAAAAAAGAGGATGAGTAATGTCAAGTTTTGACTTTTCACCTCCAAGTTATAGGGCAGCTTCATCTGATCTAACAATCAGCATTTCACCTCTCGGCTTGGTTGAGCTAGCTGATGAGGAGTTTGAGGTCCACGGTCCTCGTCTAAACCGTTACAGTCTAAACTGGGCCATGTATCTTGGGCACCACTGGGGCTACCGCCGTGAGCAGGGCGAAATGCAAATTGCGGTTAACTACTACCGTGCGTTTATTGATTACCTTGCACGTTTTACCTTTGGTAAAGGCGTTAAATTTCGTTCTCCTAAAAGCACTGAGGCGGTTGTTCCTGATCGTCTAGAACGTGTATGGGAAGTTGATAACGAAAAGCAGCGTGTTCTTTTTGAAATGGCACAAACCGGTGGAATTACTGGTGACTGCTTTGTTAAAGTTGCTTATGAAGAGCCTTGGGAAGATAGCATTGGCCGTTTCCACCCTGGGCGTGTCCGTATTCTTCCTTTGAACTCTGCGTTTTGTTTCCCTGAGTTCCACCCTCACGACCGCACCCGCTTGCTTCGTTTCAAGCAGAAGTACCGTTTCTGGGGAACCTCACTTGAAGGTACCCGTCAGGTGTTTACTTACACCGAAATCCTTACCGATGACATCATCGAAGAGTACATTAATGACGAGCTAATTGACTCACGTCCAAACCCTCTTGGTATGGTGCCGGTTGTTCACATCCCTAACATTCCTGTTTCAGGTTCGCCATGGGGCCTGTCAGACGCACATGACATTATTACTTTGAACCGTGCGTATAATGAAATTTCTACGGATATTGCTGACATTGTTAACTATCACGCCGCACCGGTCACCGTTATTGTTGGCGCTAAAGCTTCCAACCTAGAAAAAGGTGCAAAGAAGGTTTGGGGTGGTCTTCCAAAAGATGCTCAGGTGTTTAACCTTGAAGGTGGAGGTAATGGCTTAACTGGAGCTATGCAATACCTAGAAACCCTAAAACGTTCTATGCATGAAATTATGAACGTTCCCGAAACTGCTCTAGGTCAAGTTCAGCCAATTTCAAACACTTCGGGTGTTGCACTTTCTATTCAGTATCAGCCGTTAATGAACCGTTACTCACAAAAAGCTGCTCAGTATGGCGCAGGTCTTGAGCAAATTAACGAGCTTATTATGCTTAACCTGGCTGTTAAAGAACCAGAAACCTTTACTTATGATCCTGCCCAGGATGGGCCAATCAAAGAGGGCCAAGTAACTCAACTTGATCCTAATGATCCAATTACTTACCAAACTTATGCAGACTTCCCAGACCCACTTCCTCTTGATAAGCTGATTCTTCTCAATGAGCTTCAGACTAGGATGTCTTTGGGTCTTGAATCTAAAGAAGGCGCTTTGCGTGCTCTTGGAGAAGAATTCCCTGAAGAGAAACTTCAAGAAATACGTGAAGAACTTATTGCTGATGCTCTATCTGATGGTTCGTTGAACTTGGTACGAGTCCAAATTCAAAAAGAAATTATGGACATGACAGGAATGATGCCTGGCCCTGATGGAGGAGTTGCAACCCCTATTGACCCAATGATGATGGGTGATGGGGATGTTCTTGGTGACGGAGTTGACGGACCTCCTCCTCAGGAAGGCCAGCAGGATCCTCAAGATGCTCAAAATGAGGGAGAGAAAATGATGTTTGAGCAAGAGTTGAGAGAAGAGTTGATGCAACAAGCGTATGGAACAAAACTTCCAACACGACGTGCATTTGACAAAGAATAATAATAAACTATATGAAATCATAGAGTTTATAGAGACAAACAGCCTAGAACAAGGTTGACTTGTCTTATAACTGACAAGGTCATGTGGCATTAATTCGGAAAACGACCCATAGAATGAAAAGAGAATCCCGATGGATGAAAATCTAGAGGTAGCAGAGACTACCGAAACCCCAACTCCTACCGAAGCGTTTACTGCTGAAGTTAATACTGCTGCAGGTTTTACTGCAGAAGATTTGGCTAAAGCTCGTGCGCAAGAGAAGCAAAAGCTTTATCCTCAGGTAGAGAAGTTGCAGGAAGAACTTGCACTACTCCGTTCAAAGGAGCAGGAGCGAGAGGCAAAGGATGCCGAGCGTAAAGCAGCTCGTCAAGCTCGTGAGGCTGAGGCTGCTGCAGAGCGCAAAAAGCAAGAAGAGGCTGAACTTGAGGTTCGTGACCTTCTTGCCAAGAAGGAACAGGAATGGAAGTCTCAAATTGAGACTGAGCGTGCAGAACGTGAAAAAGCATTTGCTCTTTTGCAGCGTGAACGTGAGTTCCAAGAACTTCAACAGTATCGTCAGACTCGTCTAGAGACTGAACGTGAAACTATTATTCCTGAACTTATTGACCTAATTCAGGGAGATTCCCGAGATGAAATCGAGCAGAGCATCTTGGGTCTAAAAGAAAGATCTGCAAAAATCTTCGAGTCGGTTGCAGCAGCATCGCAGCAAACTCGCAAGGAAATGGTGGGAACTCGAATTACGAGCCCTGCTTCTGGACCCCTCGACAATGACTCGGACTCACGTGCGTATACGCCAGAAAACATTGCAAATATGTCAATGGCTGATTATGCAAAAAATCGTGCAAAGTTGCTAGGCAACTCAGGCAATAACCGTGGACAGGGATTGTTCGGTAACTAACAAACAACCTCGACCGCTCTTGAAAGGAGCAACATAATGGCTTCTGCTATTACAGGTTCGGGACAGCTCGCTTCTGCCCCAACCGCTTATTCGGGTTCGAACAGCCAGCTATCTCAGGCTATTCAGACCATCTGGTCGAAGGAAATTCTGTTCCAGGCGATGCCAATCCTTCGCTTTGAGCAGTTCGCAGTAAAGAAGACCGAACTAGGTGTTGCACCTGGTCTTCGTGTGAACTTCCTTCGTTACAAGAACTTCGCAGTGGACCCAACTCCACTTACCGAAGGTGTCCGTATGACCACCAACGCTCTAACCGCAGAGCAGATCGCTATCACCGTTGCAGAGCACGGCTATGCAGTAGCAGTTTCTGAGCTACTTCTTAACGCTTCGTTCGACGACGTAATGGCATCAGCTTCACGTTTGCTTGGTCGCCACATGGCACAGTACCTGGACCTACAGGCTCGTAACACATTGTCTGCAGCTACCTCAGCTGTATTCGGTTACGACCGTTCAGGTCTAACCGGTTCAACCACCTTTAACACCTACGCAGAGGGTACCGTTGGTACTGCTATCTCTGACCTAGATGGTAACTACAAGTTGACCACCGGTTCGATCAAGGACGCAGCCCTAACTCTTGCGTCTAAGAACATCCCAAGACTAGGCGAGACTTACGTCCAGTTCATCCACCCTAAGCAGTCACGTGACCTTCGCTCGAACCCAGAGTTCATTGAAGTTACCAAGTACGCTGCTCCAGGTAACTTCATGCTAGGTGAGATCGGCCGTCTATACGACGTCGTATTCATCGAGACCACTCAGGTGAAGAAGCTTGCATCAGGTGGAACCTTCGACTACGCATCTCTCATTGGTGCCCCAGCAAACCAGAGTGTGGTTCCTGTAACCTCGAACACCTCTCCTGGTACTGGTGGTAACCCAGAGTCAACCAACAACATCACTTCGGGCTCAGGCTATGCTGCTGATGTTTATGAGTCAATCATGATTGGTGACAACGCATTCGGTCACGCCATTTCACTTCCAGTTGAGCTTCGTGATGGTGGTGTTCTAGACTTTGGTCGTGAGCACGCACTGGCATGGTACGCAATCTGGGGTCTTGGTGTTATTACCGACAACGCTATTGTTAAGGTTTACACTAACTAATAGCAAACCCTTCGTGGAGGGGGGACTGCTTCGGTGGTCCCCCCAACACATTAACCTCTAACTAGGAGAAAAACATCGTGGCAAATAAACCAACTAGCCCGCTAGACGCAACCGGCAAGGCAGCGGAAGATGCGGCAAAAAAGAATGCTTCAGAACTAAAGAAGCGTCAAGACGAGATCTCAACCTCTCGTAAAATTGAGGAAGAGCTTCTGGAAACAGCGGTCTTTGACCCAAGAAATCCAGATGCACCGATTCTTATCGACGAGATCGAAGAAGTAGGCTTTGCATCGAAAGATGAAAAAGTTATCGTTAGAACCATTACTGATATTGAGGACATGACTTTTGGTGTAGGTAACACTTACACATTTAAAGCAGGACAAAAATACTCAGTATCAAAGGAACTGGCTAGCTATCTCGAACAGCTCGGCTACATTTGGCGACCTAATTAAAGATTCGCCTGATTAACTGTCCGCCCTGCTGGTTCCCGCCCTCCTCCCAGCAGGGCGGACTTTTATATTTGGCCTGTATTTTACAGAGAATTAAGGGAAACTAAAATGAAAACATTTTCGGAGGAACAGTGGCTTCTGTAAGCAGTCTTGTAGAGCGAGTTCGCTTTGAACTTGGCGATCTTGGTAAGTCTTTTGTTACGCAATTTGTTGCGGATGG